CTATGGATTCATTCAATGAATATCTAACATCACTTATCGGTCAATCAGTTGAACGAGAATGTGATGCAGTCAATATTGCCAATGCAATTTGTGACTTGGCTACGTCAGTACACAGACCTAGCTTTGTTGAGAGTACCAAGAAACAATGGCATCAATGGCAGGAACAACCAATGCTAGAGCATTATGGTATAACAGATAGAGTAAAGGAGTATAGCCATGAGTAGACTAAAAGATCAGTGCATAGAAGTCGAGCAACGATTCGGTGAGTTGCTTGAAGAGATGACCAACGAGCAGGCCATTGAACATATACGCAGAGAGTACAGTGTTTCACATGCATTTGCATGTGCAGCCTTACTCAAACAGTGGAATGAAGAGGATGATGCATCATGTCGCATCCAGTAAATGATACCATATACGATCAAATAGTAGATCATATATCAGGTATGACATTGGATGAGTTTCAAAACCAATGCGAAGAACACAACCTAAACACAAGTTGTATAGATGAATTAGCTAACAACTTAATGCAACACTTAATAGAGGAGAAATTTAAATGACAAGTGTTATAGAAAAAATAGTATCAGAGCATAGCGAAACTGCTAATACTTACGGCAAGTTAACTGCTTTGTATGAGATACTAAATGTAATTCAAGAAAAGATAAATGAATTAGAATCAAAGTTAGATTCTGATAAATAAATAATTTACTTGCACATGTTGCATATATGCAGTAGTTCTGTATGTATGGTATTGTGCAAGTATATACATCAGCTTCAAGACATAGCTGCAGATAACAATGTGCGTTTGAAAGACATGTTCATTGTTGCCGGTGTACCTACGAGTACATACTATAGAGCAATCAATGGAATGGATTTAAGATTTGATACAGCAGAAAGAATACTCAAAGCATTCAGACATGTTCAACTACAGAGCGACACCAGTTCCCATCAATGATAATTGGAAAGAACTTGTTTCGTCTTTAGTAAAGAAGCGACACGAAATGAGTTTATCTCAAGAAGGTTTAGCTTATAAGATAGGATGTGCTGATAGTTTGGTAGGCAAGTGGGAACGATATGAACGTTTGCCATCAGGCTTTATGCTTTTAGATTGGATTGAAGCTTTAGAGTGTAAGCTCAAGATTCAATGAAGCAGTGTGATGTGTGTGGTACACACAGCAGATACTTCACGAAAGTGAAGAGCAGTCGAACTTTCTTTGTCTGCTTTAGTTGTAAGGAGAAATCAAATTGGCAAGCTCGTCTAGCAGAAAAGGAACATACCACGAAAACTTCTTCGTCAAACTATTCAAGTCGTGGAAGATCAAAGCAAAGCGTCAGCCTCTTAGTGGAGCGTTGGGAGGCGAATATAAAGGCGACCTCGTCATCACCCTCAACGGACAAGAAATAATTTGTGAAGTAAAGTATCGTAAGAATAGCAGCTTCCCATCCCCATTCACAACAATGATTAACCGGGATGCTGTTATATATAAGCGAGGTGGTAATGCAGAACCCAGATGGGTTATGTTTTTATCAGAGTCAACAGTCAAGAAACTATGGAGAACAAAATGAAAATTCAATTACAACAATTACAAGAACTTGTAGATCAAATGTATTGGGATTGGGATAGACTAAGTAGATCAGGACAAGATACATTAGATAAGATTGCTGATCTTGTAGGTGTAGTAGAGATAGACCCAATGAACTTAAAGAATGAGTCTTGGAAAAAAGATTAGAGATAATGTCCTTTAAAAATATCCAAGGTATCTTGGATGCAGATGTTGGTGACCCAATAGCCAAGCTTGTGCTATTGACAATCAATCATTATGCTAATCAAGATACAATGATTGCTTACCCATCAATAAGTACGATTGCAAATAAGTCTGGACTCAGTGAACGAACTGTAATTCGTAAGCTTGAATACCTAGTCAATAAAAAATTTTTGATTCGTAAACGTCAGGGAAAGAATCAAGTAAACATATATCGAGTACGGAAGTGTCAGCCTGTCACTATGGAAGTGACAGAGTGTCACTTGGAGGGTGACAGAGTGACACACGAACCTACTAATAACATACTATCTAACAGAGAGAGGAGCAATGCAGTTACAATTAAGCCACAACAAAAAACAATTAGCCTTAAAAAGTCTAACAACAACAACACCAAAAGAGATCGAGCAAAAAGTTCTTTCTTCTTTGGCATCAATTCTAAACTACGAGGAAGTTCTTAACAGTGACTTCAGTGTGCGTGGATACAAACTAGTTAAGCAACCTAGCCGTGGGCAAATAGATAAGGCTTTAAATGTACTTGCCTATGCAATGACACCCATGCCACTGGAAGATATGGAACAGCAGCTTCTCAAATGTATGATGGTTATGGTCAAGCCTTCACAGGAATCACAGGCAGATATCGCAATGCGTATACGTCTAATTGCTGAAGGCTTGCAAGATTATCCTGCAGATATATTCTTGCATGCCGTTCAGCATATCTCAAAGACCAAAACTTTCTTTCCTAGCTTGTCAGAGTTTCGCAATGCAGGCGAATGGCGATACCAAAAACGTGTCAAGCTATTGGAGATGCTAGAATTAGCCCAAAATAATGCACAAGAGGGCTAGTATTTGGTGCAATAATGCAGTAAAATAAAACAAAAAGGAGAACACAATGGGCATAGTTAATCTAAAGCCACCGGTTCGTGATCCCAAATGGAGAATGGGATTCATAGGTGGGTCAGATGCTGTAAAGATTATGAGTGGAGACTGGTATGATTTATGGCAAGAGAAGACTGGCAAAGCAGAACCAAAAGATTTATCAGATCAATTCAATGTGCAACTCGGTACATACACAGAAGAGTTTAACATCGCTTGGTTTGAGCAGGAATATAATTTACAAGTACTTGCTTTCCAACATGAGGTATCTACCACAATAGATGGTGTACCTTTCAAAGCCACACTTGATGGTGTACTTAAAGAAGATGGTGTAGATGTTGGCCTCGAATGCAAACATACTAGTTCATTCAGAAAGTTTGATGATATACTTGCTTACTATACACCACAAATACAACTGTATATGAAAGTAGCCAAGTTAGATAAGATGTATCTATCAGTTATCTTTGGTAACCAATGGGAATGTAAACTGATAGAACGTAACGATGATGAATGGAATCGTATGCTACCTATACTACAAGACTTTTGGAATCATGTTGAGAAAGACATACCACCACAAGCTGACATGCCAAATGAATTACCGACTGGTGTACAGCACATGACCATAGACAACATGGTTGCAAGAGATGCCAGTAAAGACAATCACTTTGTTGAACTGCAACACACATACATCAGTAATGTAGATCAATCGAAAGCATTTGAAGATGCAAAGAAAGAACTCAAGTCATTGATAAAACCTAATGAACGTGAGGTGTTTACTGACAAGCTATCAATCAAACGTAACAAACGAGGTGCATTAACTATACATATTAAGGAGATAAACGATGCCTAAATATAAAGTACATACTGTAGAAACTACAGAACATTTCTATATTGTCGAAGCTACTTCATTACAAGAAGCTGAAGAGATATACATGCATTATGATCCAGTTAGCAGTCATCCTAAAAGCGAAGATGTCGAATCAGTTATGAGTGTGCAGCCATGATGACATACATAGAGAAGAAAAGAAAATGGTGGAACTATCACAAAGATAATCCACATGTATACGAATACTTTGATAAGTATAGTCGTGAAGCAATTAGCAGTGGTGCAAAGAAATGTTCACCATGGTTAATCGTAGGTCGTATCAGATGGGAGACAGCCATCACTACTACAGATACAGACTTCAAGATAAGTAATGATTACATAGCCTTTTACTCTAGGCTATTCATGCATGAGAATCCAGAGTACAAAGGATTCTTTAAAACTAAACCAATGAAAGGAGAGACTCTTGTCTAATCAAAATAAAAATGGGGTCAAGCCCACAACAAACTCAACCCCGGGTGTCAACGTGGGAGAACACAAGACAAGTAACAGTAACAAAAATACTGAACCTTGTAAATCACTTAAAGAAGCTATGTCTAAATTTCAGCAGTTAAATATATCTGCACTGAAGAGTAGCAACAATCCATTCTTCCATAGTAGCTACGCAGACTTGACTAGTGTTATCAATGCTGCCAACCACGGAGCAGAGTTTGGTTTATCATTCTCACAATCAGTAAAGTATGAGAATGCTATACTTGCAGACGGTGAACATAAACAACGTATGCATATGTCTATATATGTAGAGACAACAGTTTCGCATTGCAACGATAGCGAAACGTTAACTAGTTTTGTGCCAGTCTTAATTAAGAAAGGTAAAGAAGATGATGCACAAGCTATGGGTAGTGCAATTACCTATGCCAAACGTTATGCCTTGCAGGCTATCATGGGTCTTGCCTCTGATGATGACGGCAATGCAGCTAGTGACACTGGCAAGAAAGAGATTGGCCCTATCAATACTAAAACATCCAACCATAAATCAACAAGGAGTTTCTAATGGATCAACAATATGACGACACTAACAGAGGTGCATTCTTTGCACCTCGTGATAACAATGTTCTTGTAGGACAAGGCAAGCTTAACAACAATGGCGATGAAGAGTATCATGTCATTGTCAAAGCAACACTACCATCCGGCAAAGTTATACGTGAGGTATACAAAAAGGTTGGTGTATTATTTGAAAATGAAAGTCAAAATCCTAAAGCACCACACTTATCTGGTGACTATGAAGACAGACGTTTAGCCATATGGTTTGCCACATCCCAAGCAGGTAATGATTATATGGATGCAAAGGTCAGTGACAAAACGGCCAATGGTAGCCCACAGAGCCTCACTGGTAGCTCTAATCAGTCAGGTGGTATAAAGTATGGGTCTGGTAATATTGAAGAGTTCACAGACGAAGTTCCATTCTAATGATTGATAGAGTAACTTATAATGGCAGATCAGAATTAGAAGAAGCCAAGATTCTTAACATGTCCGTAGCTAAATACTTCGGACTTGTTAAAGAATATGCAGAGGTTTTACATGATACTAAAAAGTTAAATAAAAAATTATTAGCTAGAGAAGGAGAAAAAGCTGAGTTAAATATAATATATTCTGTAAGATATAATCTTAACTATCTTATAGAAAAGAAATTAAAAGGAGATAATAATGAAAACAGCAAAGCCAAGAAGAAATAATAATACGTGTGAGGATTGTGGTACAAGTATTACCATGACTAAGTATCAGCATGGTAAGCTATGCCCAGACTGCAAAAGAGAAAGACGTGAAGGCAATGGTGCATTGAAAGTAATCTTTGCTGAACTAAGAAAACGTAATGCAAAATTAGGTATAACCGAAGCCGAAGATGATTGGTCGTCACAAAATGTAAAGACCAATGATGGCCAAATGTTTAGACATCGTCGGTTAGTATGACTTTCGGTACGAAAGTTATACTATGTTTGAACATTCTGCATTCGTTGAATAAGTCTGTGTGCCCGTTTAGGCACTTGTTGACACCACTTTGAGTTAGTCATTTCATATGCAGCTTCATACCAATCACGTTGATCGACTGCTTTCTTCATGTTTTTGAATTGACTTAGTCTTGGTCTGCCCATATTAAACATCATATTGGCGATGATATGTTGCACATCTACTGGTAGTACATCAAAATCATCATAAAGTTTTTTACATTCTTCTATTGTTACGTGTATATCCTGCTTCAATAGATTTTGTACTCGCTCTTCAGACACAGGAGTACCCAGAGGCTTTTCATATTCCTCATCCCATTCAGTAATTAAATGACCAACACCTACAGTAGGCAGGCCTAAGTGATCAAGATAGATTTCATGCTTTACACCTTCATCTATTGTGATCTCTTTTACAAACTCCTCCATATTCATTTCGTTAACCCCTTTTGTTTTTCATATGTACGTAAGCCACCTAATCCTAACATACCCATCAACACTGTCATCAATGATCCCATGTCAAAAGTAGGTAACTCAGGTATAACAATTCCTATATATGCACACAAGAATATTGTTATTGGTGCTAATACAAAGTGCCAACAGAGTGCTACACCACAAGTCCAACCAATAAAAGGCCTCCATCCTGCCACAAAAATAGACTTGTGTTGTGCCTCTGCTTTGTTAATTTCAAGCTGACCTTTAGCAAGTTCTTGTGCGTGTTTCTCAGCCATAGTTGCTATCTCATGTGCCAATTTATTCTTGGCATCTTTATCTTCTATAAACTTACCAACTAAATTAGTAACTGGCCCTATCAATGCTGTTAACATTACTTATGCTCCTTATGTTCGTGACCCATCCATATACCAAACACACCTGTCATTACACCCATAACCACAGATACAAATGCTGATTGTGCTGCTGTTGGTGCATCTAAATCCATGAACCATTCAGCACATCTCCATGACATGACTGTACTAGCAAGCATCATACATCTTGGTAGTATCTTCCATTTAAGAAACTGTTCTACTGTAACCATTAGTATACCCTCACTTTCTCATTATCCACAAATGGTATGAGCTTACATATACACTCATATGTTTGTGGCTTATCGTCTTTCATAAAAGTTTGTTGGTTAAGTTTGTCTTTGTAATCTATGCAATGGTTTACGTTTTGGAAGTAAATACCACCAGTAGCAATACCATTCATTGTGCAAGCAAGTAAGAAAGCTGTCATATGATCCCTTTCTTCTTAGCTATGATTGCCAATACAGTAACTACACCTGACAACAAAGCTGTAATTAATATAGCTAGTATTACCTTTAATACTATATCTTTAATCTTCTCTTTACGTTTCTCAGCATCAATCTTAGCTTGCCTTCTATTCTTCCTAGCTTCTGCACAGAAAGCAACATAGTCATTGTATAGATTTGCCCTGCCGTATAGCTGCATGAACTCTCTAAGCTGATCGTTCTTAACTCGTATCTCTTCTAAAGCCATAAACTCTTCTAGATCATTGTCTGTTTTACCTAGAAAGTTAGTCCAAATACTGTTCTTTTTTTTGTGTAAATCTTGTTTGAGTTGCTCTTCTGCACTTACAAAGTTAGCGATTGCAGCACCTGCACTACTTAGTTCTTTTCCATTTTGAATGGTTTGTTTGATAATTGCAAATGCACTGTTAGCAACCACTAGCATTTCAAGCATAGCATCACCTACTTAAAACTTTGTCTAACTTATCTTCCAATCTGTGTAATGCTTCCATTATACGGCTTGATGTATCTCTTAAATCTTCTTTGGAAGCATATTCTTCTCTAGTTTTATTTAGTAATATTTGCAGTCTATTAACTTCAGAATGTAGGTTCTTAAATGCCCAAGCATATGGGAGTATAACTAATGTTAAAATTATATTCCAAATTATAGCTCCATCAACTTCCATTTATATCTCGTCTGGAAAATCATATATAGGAGCATTGCCAGTAGGATTACCATCATCATCTGTAGGCACTACAAACAAAGCCTTAAAAGCATCTAAATCTGCACAAGCATTTATAGCTGTTTCTATTGTGCCAGTAGCTGTTCTTACAGCATCTCTATAAGTGCTTATATCAGCAGGAATAGCAGTAGACTTTTCTGCATTTCTAACAACATACCAATCTGACTTAGCAAGTAAACTATTAGCAGTTACTTTTGTTTGTTCTATCCAAATAGTTTTTAGACCCTTAGTAACAACTTGATTGCCATCTTGGTCTAGTATTGGATTGTTATCTTCGTCTACTTCATTGATATCTGTTAGGCTACGTTCTACATCTCTTGCCCAATAAAATCTATTGTCATAGCTAGTGTCTGGGTCATCTTGCCACGTTACACCCCATTGGGTTTTATCTTCTTCTGACCAAGCTGATGCCCAATTATAAGGGTGTTTATATCCATTATCATCAGTCCAACTCTTGCCAACTTTTAGAGTTCTTCCATTGTATAACCAAGCCATTATATTCTCCTATCTTCCAAGTGCATATTTAAAAGGTGTCTCTGCAAAAGCCATATAGATATGTGTTCCACTATTAAATGCAGTAGATGTATTTCTTATTTTAAATCCATTTGATACAAAATCAGCAGTTGTATAAGTTCTATCTGTATCTGAAGTATCTGGCAAAATATAACTATCTGTTGGATTATAAGTATCTCTTACAGCATCTACTAACCACCAACTTGCAGAGCCATCAGTCTTTTTAATCAATAGCCAAGCAGGTCTAAATCCTAAATAAACAAACGTGCCATCAGTTGAACCATTACCAGTATAACTGCCAAATTTACTGTAGCCATCTATCTCTGCGAAACAATAAGCTATATAATTTGACCCACTTTTATTTACATTAGCATTACCATTTGCATCTACATCACGAACAGTAAAAGTTGTTGAGGAAACTGCTTTAATTTGGCTTGAGTAACCACTTTCAGCACTAGTACTATTTAACAAAATATTTTTTTTGGTGTAAGTACCATCTGCACTTAAATCTTCGTGATACACCTGCCATCTATTAGCATCTGTTCTATTTTTTACAATTACCATTCTTGGTGTTATGCCTAATGAATGTCCGATTGTAATATCAGAGTTACTTGTTCCATTTCCAGTATAACTAACAATGCTAAACCCTGCATCTGTATTTGCACTTACTGAACTTGTTATAGAACCATCTGTATTGCTTACAGCAGTTCCTCCTGCTTTCCAGTTCCAACCAACATAAACTCTTCCAGAAGTATTACCATTACCACTTGCTTGCATGTCAAAGCCATCAGAATTAAATGCTGTAACAGCGACATCATTAGCTTCTGCATTTGTAAGGTTTGAATAAAGAGTTTCAAAAACTGTGCCACCATTTAACCCTCTAACACTATCAATTAAATGATGATTATCAGCAGCATCAGTCCGTTTAAACCATAACCAATCTGCTTGAAACCCTACTCCACTTATACTTCTGACAGTTGCATTTCCTGTCCATTCAACTGTATTAAAATAATCATCAGCTTGTGTATCTGCATTAGGACTAATAGTAGGCTCTGGAAGATTAGCTGTGCATAATGCTAGATAGCCACTCGGTACAGAATACTTGAAATCACCTATGCCATTTGCATCTGTATTGCCACCTGCTGTAATTGCTCCTGCAAAAGTGCTATCTTGACCAGTATTTAAAACACCAGTATTATTATATGCACCAACAAAAGGTCTGTATCCTGCTAAATCAATACTTTCAGTTGGATTAGTTCCTGCACTTGGGTCACCATTTGTAGTAGTTGCATTACTATAATAACTATTATCAATTCCAACAAATAATTTATTATTATCAGCATCTATAGCAAATTGTAAAATAGAGTTAGCTGATATTGTATTGCTTGTACTTGATGATTGAGAGCCATTACTCAAAATACCCAACGTTGTGTCATTATATATACCATAAAATCCAGTAGTAGAACCATTATTGGGTTGAGCAGAAATATTAGTATCTTGAGAAGCTACACCTGCCCATATAGCTACTGAACCACTTGTTAAAGTTGTATTTAAAACCTCAAAATACCATTTACCACTTGATGGAATAGCAAAAGTTCCTCTTGATGCTCTAAAACTTGCACCATTATTATATTTTAAATTGCCCTCAGAAATTGTGCCACTAAAAGGGTCTAATACATTCAACGTAGCAAAATTATTCTCTGGACTATCTGGCATATCACAATCAGAAGCAACTATACCACTAGAGTCAAAGTGATTATCATTGCCACTAGTATCTGCTCCTATTGTGCTAGATGATGCAGTACCAGTTCCAGTTTGATTGAATTGCAATCTAAAACCATTAGTGCCATATGAGCCAGTATATGCTTTGGGTATCCATACACCATTTTTTGTTTCGCCAAACGATGTTGGGTCTAATGCTGTGCCATCTACAAAGTTAACTTCTGCAAGGTATCCGTCAAAATAATTAGTCCCTGAAATCTCAGCACGACCAATGCGATGTTCATTGGTGCTGTTGATGAAATAATCTTGGTTTGAAGGCTGCGTGTTGGTTTGAAGCGATTGCTCAATGCCGTTTACATAAAATTTTGCAGTAGTATTTGCAGCATCAAAATAAACAACAATATGATACCAAGCTGAAATATCACGAAAAACAGCACTGGTTTGAAGATGAGCCTGTGTTGCAGATGAGAAGTAGCTAAACAGTTGAAGAGTATCAGATGAAGTAAACTCAAAGGTTGTATAACTCAAAGAAGCAGATGCAGAAGACATAATTTTCTGCTGTGAACCGAGCAAACTACGTTTAACCCAACCAGACCAAGTCCACGTTTTTCTATTCCCTGCACTTGCAGGTGTTCTACTTAAATAAGCACTACTGCCATCATCAAATCGCAATGACTGTGTAGCAACTCCATTGTAGAAGCCACCAGAAGCATACATCCATTGTGAAGAACCGAAAGGACCAGACATTATCTCTCCTAACTAAAAGCTAATTGAGGTGTACCTAACAATATACGACCACTAGCAACAACTATATATGGCACTATATCTGTGGCACTTGCTGCACTAGATAAAGTCAATCCTGCTCCACCTGCTGTTTCATAATCTGTGCCTAGTGATACTGTTCTGCCACCAGTTCCATCTTGTATAAACGTAATAAACCCAGACTGACCTACTTGCTCTGTTGATGGATTGTCAAGTGTTACGTTTCCAGTAAGTGTAAGGACAAAGTTTTGATTAGCTCCAAAGTCTAGTGTGACATTACCAGTATTAGTTGTGTCTGTGTCTGTTGTTGCTAGTGCAGTACCAGTTACTTGTATGCCTGTTGAGGTGGTGGCTAGTTTTTCTGAGTTGTCATAATACAATTTAGTGTAGCTGTCTGACTCAACACGAAGCCCAACTTCAGTTGTTCCTGCTTTACCTATTCTTACAGACGCATCACCTCTAATGTATAATACACCAGTGCCTGTATCATCAATATAGCTACTGCTACCATCATGATAAATCTGTAGGTCACTACCTGCACCAAAGATAGCTTTGTTATTATCACCTAATGTAAGGTCACCAGTCATAGCATCACCAGTAACAGCAACAAAGTCAGTAGATGCAGAGGTTGCAGCAGTACCTAATCCTAAGTTAGTTCTTGCTGTCGCTGCACTGCCTAAGTCTGATAAGTTATTAGCAACAGTTAGAAAATCAGCAGCAGTTAATGCTGCATCTGCCCATGCAGAACCAGTATATACCTTGAGGTTATTGCTGGTGGTATTAAAATACAAGTCACCTGCATTAAGTGCATCTCCATCATTGTCTACAGATGGATCGCTTGCTTTAGCTCCTAAATAAGTATCATCAAATGTGTCAGCACTTAAAGCAGCAGCAGCAGCACTTGCAGCAGCGGCACTAGCACTATTGCTTGCATTAGTTGCATTTGTACTAGCATTTTGTATTGCACTAAGATTATCAGTTACGTTTTGTAGATTAGTTGTCTGACCTGCTACTGTAGTTACATTACTTTCTATTCCTGCTACTGTAGTCACATCACCTGATATACCTGCCACTGTTTGAATTGCATCAGTAGCATCTGTGCCATCTTCAATATCTGCTAGTGTTGAGATGTCTGCTGTTATTGCAGATAAAGAACTTACATCAGCTATTGTAGGCCCTGCTTCTACTGCACCAGTAGTTGCATTAAATCCAAGAACCCTACCAAGTCTGTTTGCTTTTGATGGTAATGTCATAGATACAGTAGCATCATCATCTGCTAAATGTATTGATCTGTCATTGTCATCTGATATCTCTGCTGCTATAGCAGTAAATCTATCTAACTCTGTATTAAGTGTAGCAACTTCAAACGCACCCGAAGACGGAAAGTCAGTTGTTCTTTCTAGTGCAATGCTTCTTGTAATAACAACAGTTGATCCACCTGCTATACCAGTTACTGAATTACCTGCT